CTCAGCAATGCGTAGTCCCAAGCTGCTTGTATTTCTTTCTTGCTCAGGTCTTTATTGTAATTGAGACTCATATCTTCATCCTCATATTAAACTTCAAGCCCAGTTCATTTGCCAATTCACCAAGCGAGGCAGCCCAGTCGCTCTCTTCTTTTGTATCATGTATGGCTTGCAGCCTAGTCAGTAAGAGCATAACTTGACCATCCGTATCAAACTCTATTCCACTATGCCTCAATGCCCTTTGGACGTTTGGGGAATCATCAATAGCAGTTCCCTCAAGGCTCCAGTTGTAGGCATCCTCATTAATCAGACAACCAACAGCGCACATTAATCCATCCTGACCTCTGTACGCACAGGTGTCACTATCCTCAAGAACAGACTGTGTACCCTGCTTTAACAGGTGACTGGCTGTCTTATCAAAAATTTGCTGTAAGTTCATAGCTTAATCCTCAAATATTTCTGTGAGATTTTATCTGCCTTGCTCTCGCATCTGACAATGGTAGTCACACCCCACTCTTCCTTGGGTTTGCGCTCACCGTTTGCCCACATATGGCAGTCACTTACTTCAGATGCGCCTCTCACTCGACCTCGCATACTGCTGGCAACAATGCCAACTGCCGCGCCTAGCTCTGACCAAGTGTAGGTTTCATTCTTTACCAGTCCCAGATCAGTGCGATCACCTACCCACCTAATCAGTCTGGTGTTGGGATGGTCACGGCCTGCGCCCATTGGGGTTGGTTTCATTTCGTATTTTCTTGCTCTCATGGTTCTCTCCTGTTATTTAATCTGCCCAGCTTGTATCAGTTAGCTGGTGTTCAATAGTTCTGTTTCTAAGCTGCTCGTTCTGCTTGTCTTGCTTGGCCTTAACCATTTCATGGCGTTCTCTATTCTTATCAGCTTCCTTCCGCTTCCAAGTCCTAACACATGCCTGCCAGTCCTTCATCTTGTTCTTGCCGATCATCCAGTTCTTACTGTCATAAAAATCAAGGAACCCCTGTGGGTCTATGTTAGCCTGACTTGCATTACAGTAATCAATGACTTCGGTAAGAGTTGGTTTAACGAACGACTTCTTTACCTTTTTTTCTGGGGTGATAACCCCCTTATTCATTGTATTATTAGATGTATTATTAGATGTACTATTATCTATTAACTTTTCTTCAATAGGGTCATTAACTTTTGTTATAGAGGTATGTAACTTTTCTTCAATAGGGTCTTTAACTATTCTTATATACCTATGTAAGATTTGTTTAGTACCCTCTGCATACTCAAGTTGGATCTGAATGTAACCTGCATCCTTCAATGCGCTTACCCACTTGCTCACCGATGTCTTGCTAACTTCATACAAGCCAGCGAAGTAATCATTGCCAGCCCAGCAGTATCCCTTCTCATTGGACAGAGCAGTTAGCTCACCATAGAGCAGCTTGGCATTGGCAGGTAAACGCTTATCGTATCTGACAGATGCAGGGATAATTGCGAAGTACCCTTTCTTCTCCATACTATTCTCCTGCTGCCACAAACTCGCTCAACTTAATACCGAAGCTGTCTGACCACATCTTCATAGTAGTTAATGATGCGCCTCGATGACCGTTCATTACTAGGCTAATGGTTGCTAGGTTCACGCCAGACTGGCGGTTCAACTCTGCTTTAGTCCAACCCTGCTGTTCCATATAGAAAGATAACGCTTTAATAATGTTCATGCTTTGTTCCTTTGTTAAGTGAGGTGACATAATAGCAATCTGTAAATTAATTTGCAATAGGTGTTGACATAATAATTTGCCTGATGTAAATTACAACCTCACACAACGAGGAAGAAACTATGTACTATCGAGATGAAGACCCCGCAAGAACCAGTAGCCCAGACGAATGCTTCAATAGCTTTATGAGTGACATCACTGGCGGCAGATCAGATGATCTGGAAAACTATGAGAAGCGCCCCTTGCTACCACTACCCACCCAAGAAGACTTGGATTATGAGAAGGAAAAGATGGAAGCACATAGAAAGGAAGTTGATTACTTTATGCAAGGCATGATTGATCGCTATGCCCGCAGCAGTGAGCAACGTGATATGATGTACAAGCAACATGGGATTAAAGGAGAGTAACATGGGACAACGTGAAAGAATTATCGAGCACTTCAAAGGTGGAAACACCATCACATCGCTGGAGGCATTCTCATCACTGGGAGTGACCCAGTTAGCCAGCAGAATCTTTGACCTAAAGCAGCAGGGATACCAGATAGACTCGACTCGAATCAAAGTGAGCAATCGCTTCGGTGAAGAATGCAGTGTGTCAGAATACTACTTGGTAGGAGAATAAGATGAACACTGAACGATACCTTAATCGCTCCGAGTTTCTTCTCACTTTCGAGCAAGAGCTTCACCTAACAGACCTGGATCGCGGTGAAGATGATTGCCGCAAAGGTCATCCACACAAAGAAGGGCAGTCACACGCCTATGACATTGGATATGGCAGCCGCTATGTCTTTGAGCAAATGAAATCAGCAGGAGAATTTAACTAATGACTAATAAAAAATCAGTATGGGCAACACTGTCCGCAATTGACTGTTCAGCTAAAGTAGAACAGAAAGGCAAGCTAACCTACCTATCATGGGCATGGGCATGGCAGACCCTGATGGAACATTATCCCGACTCTACCTATGATTATGACTGTGGTAGCCGCTTGGAGAATGACACAGCAGAGGTCAATGTAAATGTAACAGTGCAGGGTGTAACTCATTCTATGTGGCTGCCAGTGATGGACAACCGCAATAAGTCTATCGTCAACCCTACCACTCGCGACATCAGTGATGCTCGTATGCGATGCCTAGTAAAGTGTATTGCCATGTTCGGTCTGGGTATCTACATCTATGCCGGTGAAGACCTGCCAGAAACAACAAAGACCATGGAAGTATCTCCAGATCAAGCCGCTGAGATTAAAGCGTTACTTGAGTTGTCAGGTGCAGATGTTAAGCAGTTCCTCACATACTTTAAGACTGACTCAGTTGACCATATGCTCGCCATGCACCACAGCAGGGCAGTTGCCGCACTGAAGGCAAAAGTAAAATGATCATCCTAACCGATGAGCAGGGTTCCCCTGAGTGGCTTGCCTCAAGACTGGGCAGGCCATCAGCCTCTATGTTTAGCAATTTAATAACCACATCTGGTAAGCCCTCCAGTTCAGCTAAGAAATACATAGCCGAGATGGTCGCAGAAAGACTGACAGGCAGAAGCAAACCTTTCTACACCAACGATCATATGGAGAGAGGAAACTTCCTGGAGCCAGAGGCGCGTGAAGCATACGAGTTTATCACTGACCTTGAAGTAGTAGAGACTGGGTTCATCCTGCATGACAGTGAAGAGTTTGGGTGTAGTCCTGATGGGTTGGTTGCAAACGATGGTGGACTTGAGATAAAATGTCCCTCTGATGGGGTTCATGCTGGATATTTAATAGATGGCAAAGTACCTACAAAATACTATCAGCAGGTTCAGGGATGTATGTGGGTTACTGGCCGAGATTGGTGGGACTTTATGAGTTACCACCCAGAGATGCCCCATCTTTTAGTTAGGATGGAAAGAAACGAAGAGTTCATTGAAGCAATGGCAACTGAAGTTAATAAAGCTGTTGAAATTATAGTTAAAGAATCGGAGAGATGGGTATGAAAGTTGGATTAAGTATTAAGTTAGATGTAACAAAGATCGACAAAGAGCGTTTGTTTCAAGGTGCCAAGGGTACATACCTTGACCTGACTACATTCATTGATACTTCCGAGCAAGACCAGTACGAGAACAATGGCTTTGTATCACAGGCAACCTCATCTGAGGAGCGTGAGCAGGGCGTTAAAACCCCTATCCTTGGTAACGTAAAGGTGTTCTTCACTGATGGTGAGGCTGCTCCAGCTAAGTCTGCTGCTGCTCCTGCTATTGACGAAGACATTCCGTTCTAGTGGAGTTGATTAGTATGGCCGCCTGCGTGATGATAGTGGGCGGCCTTATTACTGGCATTGTT